AATGGTGTAACTAAATATGGCGTTTATGATGCTAATGGTCAAAGATATGGTAGTGGCGCAACAAAAGAAGAAGCATTACAAAGATTTAGCGATTTACATCAAGATAAACCATATCAATCATCTCATTTTAAAGAGCCAAACATTTTAGCCCACATGAGGGTCAATGACCGAATTGATGCTGATGGTAAGAAAATGCTATTGGTTGAGGAAATTCAATCTGATTGGCATCAAGCTGGCAGGGAAAAAGGCTATCAAAATAAATCAGGTGTATATGGTGAAAAAGTTACCCCAGAAGAATATAAGCGTGGTGTCGAATTACAAAACCAACAAAGAAACCAGTCAGAGCCACTAACAGCATCAGAGCAAGCAGAGTTAAGCAACATTATGACTCGACACGAAGCGTCTATTGTTGGTGCTAGAGTGCCTGACGCACCATTTAAAGACACATGGTATCAGTTGGCACTAAAGCGACTAACCAAGTACGCTGCCGACAATGGTTATGAGCGTATAGGCTTGACTACTGGTAAACAACAAGCGTCACGCTTTGATTTAAGCAAACAGGTAGATGAGATTGCTGTTCCAATGGTTAATGAAGATGGTTCAAGGTCTGTAAGAATTGACCCAACATCAGGTACAAGCATTAAGTTGATGGTAGATGATAAAGGCATAGTTACTGGCTATGGCGCAGGTTCTACACAATTTAGCGGTAAAAAACTAAGTGAAGTTATTGGAAAAGACATTGCTGACAAAGTAATGAAGGCTGACGCAGACACTAAGTTTACTGGATTAGATTTAAGCGTTGGTGGCGAAGGAATGAAGAAATACTATGACGAGATTTATCCTAAGTTCTTGGATAAGTACGGCAAAAAGTATGGCGCAAGCGTAGGTGAGACACAAATAACTACAGATTACGCTAGGGATGCAAGTGGGATTCCTGCACAGCGTCCATCAAAAGAAACTATCCGCTACTTAGACATTACTCCTCAAATGAAAGAGGGAACATCTAAGGGTCAACCCTTATTTGCTGCCACTCCACTATTACCAGCAACAAGCCTACTAGACGAAGAAAAGCGCAAAGAGATTACAAGTCTGTTAGAATAAAGTATTACTTAACCTTGACCAACCCTAGAGGAGTCAAACAATGATTGAAAAACAATCTAATATTTCATATCGTGGTGGCGCACGAGAAGGCGCAGGAAGACCGAAGGGAAGTCTTGATAAGGGCAATGCTGTTCTTAGAGAGATGATACTGGAGGCACTAGAGGGCGCAGGTGGCGTTGCTTATCTCGTAGAGAAGGCAGAGACACACCCACAGGCTTTCATGGGACTAATCGGTAGGGTCTTACCACTCCAAGTAACTGGAGAAGAAGGTAAAGACATTCAGATAAGCGTCCAATGGCAGAAGTAATAGAGATAGCCTACAAACCCAGAGAACAACAACTTGCTATCCATGAACTGATGGACAGTAAGCGTTTTGGCGTTGTCGTTGCTCATAGGCGCATGGGTAAGACAGTCTCTGCGATTAACCACTTAATCAAGGATGCTTTGCTCAACCAAAAGGAAGCCCCTAGATACGCTTATATAGCCCCTACATACGGACAAGCCAAGAGGGTGGCATGGGACTACCTTGTGAAGTATGCAGAGCCTTTGGGTGGCACTAGCAATATTTCAGAACTAAGGGTGGACTTCTGGGGTAGGCGAATCCAGTTGTTTGGCTCAGACAATCCAGAAACACTCCGAGGTCAATATTTCGATGGGGTTATCCTAGACGAAATCGGTGACCAGAACCCTAAGATATGGACAGACATAGTAAGACCTGCGTTGGCCGACAGGAAGGGCTGGTGTCTCTTTATTGGTACGCCAAAGGGACACAATCACTTTAAAGAGTTGCGAGACAGGGCTAAAACTGAGGATGGATGGGGTTTGCTAGAGTTTAAAGCCTCGGAAACTGGTGTAGTGGATGACACAGAACTGAAGGCTGCTAAGAATGAGATGGGTGAGGATAAGTACCGCCAAGAGTTTGAGTGTAGCTTTGACGCTGCTGTAGAGGGTTCTTACTTTGGTCAAATCCTCAACGAGTTAGAAGAAAAAAAGCATATGCAAGAGATTCCCAGAGAGGAACTAAGCAGAACATTTACTGCTTGGGACTTGGGAATGGGTGACTCTACGTCTATCTGGGTGGCTCAGTTAGTAGGTACTGAGGTGCGTCTGATTGACTACTACGAGAATCACGGAGTTGGACTAGACCACTACGTTAAGTGGATTAAGGATAACGATTACTCTAAAGCAGAGCATATTCTGCCCCATGACGTTAGAGTCAGGGAACTTGGGACAGGTAAGAGCCGACTTGAGATGCTTGAGGAAGCTGGCTTAGAAGTCAAGATTAGTCCCAGAATGGGACTAGATGATGGCATCCAAGCTGTAAGAAGGTTGCTTCCAAGGTGCTGGTTTAATGTTCCTAAAGTGCAAACAGGACTGAACTGCCTGAGAAACTACCGCAGAGATTACGATGAGAAGCGTAAGATATTCTATGAAAGACCATTGCATGATTGGTCAAGTCATGGCTCTGATTCTTTCCGTTACTTAGCCCTTGGATTGGATGAAGGACATTCAACGTGGTCTAAGCCTATTAACTCATTACCGAAATGGATTGTCTGATGTATGTGCAAATGCAAGGGGTAAATCTAGCACCTAAAGTAAAAGAACTTGAATTACGTCTTGAAATGTTGGAAAATGTGGTAAAAGCATTACAATTGGACAAACCCCGAATGGGTCGCCCTCCAAAGGACAAACATGGCACAGAACGAACTGAAATCAATCCTACAAGCAGAGATTGATGATGCTATTGGATTTATTGAAAGTGAAACTGTTGAACAGCGCAAACAGGCTCTTGAAGCGTATCTCAGGCAGCCCTATGGTAATGAGGTTGAGGGTAAGTCTCAAATCGTTACTGGAGAAGTGGCAGAAGCGATAGATGGTGCGCTGCCTTCCCTAGTCCGTATCTTTACAGGCTCAGATGATATTGTAGTTTTCGAGCCTCAAGGCCCGAAAGACGAAGCATCCGCAAAACAAGCGACACAGTATTGCAACTGGGTTTTTAGCCGTGATAACGAAGGCGTGTCTATTTTGCACGATTGGTTTAAGGACGCTTTGCTTCAGAAAAATGGAATTTTGAAAGCGTATTGGGAGGATAAAGAAGACATTACAAAAGAGCGTTACTTTGACTTGTCTGATGACGAGTTAGCGATGCTGATGAGTGATGAGACTATGGAGATTGTCGAGCAAGATACGACAGAGTTCCCAATTATTGACCCAATGGGTCAGCCAGTTATAGACCCTATGGGTATGCCTGTGATGGCTTCTACACACAATGTAGTTGTCCAGCAAAAGAAAAAGTCTGGCAAAGTAACGATTGAGAACGTACCCCCAGAAGAATTCCTGATTAGCAAGAAGGCTAGAACCATTGCTGATTCGCCTTTCGTAGCCCACAGGCAGATGTTGACTCGTAGCACCTTGGTTGCTATGGGGTTTAACAAGAAGCAGATTGAAGGCTTGCAGATGGGTGATGCACTAGCGTACACACCAGAGCGTGTGGCTCGTTATGCGGCAGGTGAGCAACCTTACCAAACACAGACTGATGACCCCTCAATGCAAGAGATTGAAGTCTTTGAGTGCTATGTCAAAACTGATATAGATGGCAAAGGCATTGCTACACTGGTTCAAGTGTTTTACGCTTCTAACGAGATTCTTGAGGATGCCAAGGGTAAGGAAATGGTTGAGGAAGTGGACTATGTTCCTTTCCACTCAATCTGTCCTATTCCAATTCCGCACAAGTTCTTTGGTAACTCATTAGCCGACAGAACTACAGACATTCAGCTAATCAAAACGACTATCACTCGTCAGATGTTGGATAACCTTTATCTCACCAACAATGCCAGAGTATTGGCTGTTGAAGGTCAGACAAATTTAGATGACCTGCTTACATCTACAGCAGGTGGTGTTATTCGTGTTAAGTCTATGAACGCTGTCCAGCAATTAACAGTTCAGAATGTGGCAGCGCAAGCCTTTCCAATGTTGCAATACTTGGACACAGTACAGTCTAAGCGTACAGGCGTGTCTGATGCCTCACAAGGGTTAGACCCTTCTGTCTTACAGAACGTCACAGCAGCAGCAGTAGCCTCGATGCAACAAGCTGGCGCAGGTAAGATTGAACTAATGGCTCGAATCTTTGCTGAGACAGGCGTTAAGTCTTTGTTCAAGGGCATACTACATTTGTTATGTAAGTACCAAGACAAGGCTCGTTTAGTTCGTATGCGTGGTGAGTTCGTAGAGTTTGACCCTAGAACATGGGCTAACCAATACGATGTTTCTATCAACGTAGGTTTAGGCGCAGGTAATCGTCAAGAGCAGATGGCTATGTTGTCTATGGTTCTTGCTAAACAAGAGCAGTTAATTGGTCAGTACGGCCCTGCTAATCCTTACGTTTCACCTGCTCAGTATCGTGGCACATTGGGACGCATGGTAGAGATTGCTGGCTTTAAGGACTCTGCTGAGTTTTATAAGCCTATTACGCCAGAGCAAGACCAAGCGTTAAGTAATCCTCCTCCACAAGAGCAACAGATGCCCCCAGAGATACAGGCATTGATGGCTAAAACTCAAGCTGAGATACAAGCTAACCAAGCTAAAGCACAATCTGACTTGCAGATGCAACAACAGCAGATGCAGATTGATATGCAGATGGCTCAACAGAAGGCTTCCCTTGAAATGCAATTGATGCGTGAGAAAGAACTGGCTAAGTTGCAGCTAGAGCGTGAGAAACAACAGGCTTACTTTGCGCTGAAGCAACAAGAGTTTGAAGCAGAAGCCCAACTGAAAGCAATGAAGATTGGTGCTGGCATTACATCCAACGTAGAAATTAGAGGTTAATAATGGCTATATCTGATGCAATGCGTTATCGAATGAACACAGGTGGTTCTGCGGAAGACCTGTACGCAACCATTCGTGATTTTCTTTCCGCAAGCCCAGATGCTGCTGCTACTCAGGCGGCTATGCGTCAGTATGGCATTTCTGGTGAAGATGTAGCCAACGCAACTGGCGGTGCTTCTGGTGGTTTGCTAGGTGGCAATATTATGGCTGGTGCTAGTTGGAATAGTACCAACACAGCATTGCAAAACGCTTTGACTGAGGCTACTGGTCAAGCTACTACAAATGTAGCTATAGGTGGTTCTACTACTTCTGATACTTTAAAACAACTTAATACATTCTTAGCAGGTGGTGGTCAGTTTGACCCTAACGCTACTGTTTACTTGCAAGCAGGTGGTGTTGACTTTATTACTGGTGTAGATAAAGGTGTTGTTAAAGATAACCTTAACCAGATTGTTAAGACTCTTGGTGAGCAAGGTGTCAATGTTGTTCTTACTGGCTCACCTTATGCCAAGTCAGTTGACGATGTAATCAATAACAACTTTGACCCTAAAGTTGACCAGATTTATAACGATGTAGCCAAAGCCAACTCTAATGTTGCTTTGGTTGGTACTCAAGGTGAGATTCTGCAAAACAAAGCATTGTTGGTAGACGCTTTACATACCAATGCTGAAGGTACAGCAATCTATAACCAATCTGTTATTGATGCTTTATCACAGTTTAAGAATGAAGTGCCATCTAGCACTCCGCAAGCTATTGCTCAAACCTATCAAACAAATACTGTAGCTACAACTCCTCCAATTATTACTCAGGCTGCTGCTAGTCCTGTGGTTGCTCAAGCATTGACTACACAAAGTGTTGATAGTTTTATTAAAGCAGGTAATTTAAATCCAACTGAAATAGCTGCTGCAACAGGTGTCCCAATTGGTGAAGTTATTACGCAAGCTGCCGCTTTAGCCCCATTTCAAGGCTCTACAAAAGTTGGTGACACTTATGTAAGCCCTAATTATGAAATTACACAGTCTGGTGAAGAACAAATAGTAGGTGGTCTTCAAAGTATTGGCACATCTAAAGTTAGCAGTGAACAAGGAAGTAGAACTGAACTTTACTCTCCATCTGGAGAACTTACGAATGTTGGGACATACGAAAAAGGGCCATCATTCTTTGGTGGTTTAGCTGAAGCATTTAATGACCCTGTTGTTCAAGCAGCCTTCTTAGGTTTAGGTGGCGGTGGTGCTTTAGGTAATGCTCTAGGGCTTACAGGCTCTACAGCACAAGCAGTTGGTACTGGTCTTTTCAAAGGTGGTGCTGCTGCCGCAGGTGGTGCTGATATTGAAGATGCACTTAAAGTTGGACTACTTAGCGGTGGTCTAGTTTATGGTGGAAATGAGTTGGCAAACGTTATCAAGAACTTAGATGTTCCTGTTGACTTTACCAACATGAATCAAGACCAGATTAACGATGCTCTTGATATTAACTTTAGAAATGACCTTGCTCGTACTGGAATGTCAGATGCTCAAATTAAGAGTTTCTTGGCAAATCCTGCAAGCATTTATGATGCAAGTTTAGTAGAACAAGTTACAACACCAGTAGCCGTATCTACTCCTGTTACAGATGGTGCTGTTAATATTACTGCGCCAGCAAATGTTTCATTGAACAATGTATTAAGCACTATTGGGGCGACCGCACCTACTGTTACTGTTACTGCACCAAAAACCTCTGAGATGACTACTCAGCAAGCAATAGATTTAGTAGAAAGCCAAATAGCGGCTAACGTAAAAGCACCCACTAATTTAGCTACTCAAACAATTACTTCTCAGAAACCTGCTACTTCACAAGATATTGTTAATGCTATTACAGCGACTTTGCCAAATGTTACAAACACTCAAGCACAAACAATTGCTCAACAAGTAATTACAAGCAATAAGCCAGTAACAACTCAAGACGTTATTACAGCTATTAGTGCTACCTTGCCAGCTTTGACTGCTGGCACAACCACATCGACTGTACCAACCACAACAATTACTGCACAAAAACCAGTAACTACACAAGATATTGTTAATGCGATTATTGCGACAACACCCGCAGTAATTCCAACTTCAACTATACCGACTACAACAGTTAC